AAAGGTGTTCTGTACGCCAGTTGTGACTACGTTTCCTGCTTGATAACCAACTGCTGTATTGTAAGAATTTGTAGCAGTCGTAAAGTTTTGAGCAAATAATGCTGCATAACCTATAGCAACAGACCTACTTCCTAAAGTATCTGAACTTAAAGCAGAAGTACCAAAGGCTACGTTGTAGTCTGCATCAGTTAAAGCATCACCTGCAAGCCCACCAATGATGGTGTTTTCTACGCCTGTGGTGACTGATCCACCTGCACTTTGACCGATAGCCACATTCTTAGCAGCTACATCTGTAGTGAAGTTTTGATTTTGTAAAGCACTTTCACCTATACCGATAGAGCTATTTCCTCTAGTTTCAGTGCTCAAAGCACCTTTTCCTATTGCTACGTTAAAGTCAGCGTTAGTCATGGCATCACCTGCTAGACCGCCTATTATGACGTTGTATACACCCGTGGTAATTGCCTTACCTGCATCATAACCAACTGCGGTGTTGAAAGTATCAGCATCGTTGTTTTGCGTGCTTAAAGCATCATAGCCAATTGCAACATTTTTACGTCCTGTATCTTCTGTACCTAAAGCATTAACACCTACTGCCACATTTGAAAAACCCGTAGTAAGGGCATCACCTGCTAGTCCACCAATGAGGGTGTTTTCTGCGCCTGTGGTGACTGCTGAACCTGCTCTATGACCAACAGCCGTATTAAGGGTATCTGTAGCAGTCGTAAAGTTTTGTGAGCCTAATGCACTTTCACCTATAGCTACAGACTTACTACCCAAAGTATCTGAGGATAAAGCCGCAAACCCAACAGCAATATTAAAGTCAGCATCAGTAAGTACGTCACCTGCAAGGCCACCAAGGATGGTGTTTTTTATGCCAGTTGTAACGTCATTACCTGCTAGATAACCAACTGCTGTGTTGTAGCCATCTGCACCTGCATTAAGTGTTTGTAAAGAACCAGAACCTATTGCTACATTTTTACCATGCCCATCTTCAGCACTTAACGAACCATAACCAACTGCTACATTATCAGAACCACCTTCTAAGGCATCTCCTGCTGTATGCCCAACTAAAGTATTAACTTGACCTGTAGTCATAGCTAATCCTGCTTGATAACCTACAGAAGTGTTATAACCTATAGCTCCTGCATTTAATGTTTTTAATGCTTGATAGCCAACTGCTACGTTTTGCCCATCTGCATCTTCAGTTTTAAGTGCTTCAAATCCAACTGCTACGTTGCCATCACCCGTAGTCAAAGCAGTACCTGCCTCATCGCCCACGACCACGTTGTAGTTACCGCCAGAGGCTATTGAGTTACCTGCGTTGACGCCTACACGGACGTTACTTGTTCCTGCTGAAGCAGTGATAATATCTGAACCATCTGCAAAGGTTACGTCCCCGTTAGAAGCTATAGTCATAGCACCTACAGTGCTTGCAGAGCCAATAGTCTTACCGTCACCAATGATTATATCGTCAGTAAATGTGGCAATGCCTGTCACACCAAGAGTGCCGCCAACGGTTGCCAACCCACCAATCGCCACATCATCAACAACCGTCAGATCGTCATCAACCAGCAAGTCCACAATAGACAAAGTAGCAAAAGCGTCTGTAACAACCGCGCCAGAGCCTGCACCGTCAGTATAAACAGCCTTAGTTTGACCTGTAGCGATAGTAACATTAGCCCCAGATCCTTGAGTTAGAATAATACTCTGAGATCCGCTGGTTGCGTTGTGTATGAACCAAAGCTTGCTAATTGTGTTGGGAGCAAGTGTAATTGTACAGGTGCTGTCGAGCGTACCAGTGTACTTTAAGAAAATAGACCTTCCGGGGTCTGTAGCACCATCCGCAACGGTGGTTGTGTGCGTATCGGCGTTGGTAGTAATGGCTTCTGTGCCAAATCCAAACGCTTCCGCAATTAATTCTAAGTTGGTATTGGTTGTATCACCCCAAGTACCAGATTGTTCGCCTGTTCCTATTTCCTCTAATCTGAGGTCATTTACATATGTACTAGCCATGTTTTAATTCCTATGCTGCAACCTCACTCCAAGATATAGAGGAGGAAGGGTTAATTGGGTTATAGTTCGGATTTTGACTAGGAACAACATCGCTCCATACCAAAACCTGAATAGGCGTCACAGATGCCGTGGCAGAAAGCCCAATAACATCTACATTTGCGTCTGCTGTAACAAGTGTGGAAACATCTCCAACTTGTCCAGTACCAGCTACACCCACTAAAGTCAGGTTCGCTGTTCCTACCACCGTAGCCGCGCCGGGAGAGCCTGTGGCTGCAATCCCCGTGACGGCTACATTGGCGATTCCTGTAATGGTAACTGCGCCAACAGAGGCCGTTGACGCTAGGCCAGTTACAGGTTGTACGGCATTTGCCACGACAACAACAACATCACTAGCAACAGAAGCTGTTGCTCCGGGTACAGCCACATCGTTGCCCCAAGTGCCACCATTCCAGCCTTGGCTAGAAGAGTTCCACCCTAAATAGGCAACGACCATATCAGTCATTAGGCTATCCTAATAATCGCATTACTCGCATCCGCTGTTGGAAATACAACAGTAAATGTGCCATTACTTGCTGTCTTGTCTGCACCAAAGTCCAAAACAATTACAGAAGGATCACCTGATGCTGTGTCGTTAAAGATTAAAGCGCCACGAGCCGTAAAACTTGCTGAACTAAAAGCAGCATCAGCGAAATCTGTTAATGCGGTAGTTCCAGAAGCTGAAGGGTTTACATTCGTTAAGGCCACACCCTTCGCAGAATATGCGCTACCAGCAGTGTTGCTGATTTCATTAGTGGAAGTGTACGCCGTAGTTGCCGCAGTAAATGTTGCGCTGTTAGTATAAAGTGCCAAATTAAACGTGTTACCGCCGCTGGCTAAAAAGTTGTGCTTGGCCTCAAGAAGCTCTTTCTTAAAGCTCGTACACATGAAGTTACCGTTAAAGGCCATGTCACAATCTCCTTATTAGTGATGCAAGCTCTGGGTGTCCTGCATCGGTTAATGCGTTATATACAGTAGTTCTGTCGTTTTGCACAGCATCAGCTAGATAAAACTCTATTAGTTTAACTATACGCTGTCTGAAGGCGTGTGCTTGTTGTTGAATTGCAGGATGAGCGCTATCAGAAACAGAAAGAATCTTATCTGCGCATCGCTCTGCAATCTCTTCAGGATTAAAGCCCCTTCCGTTAGAGGTGTGAACCTCTACTTTGTAATCGTCAGGTAGGCCAATATTCATACTAGGTATCATGTTTTCTCCCTTAGTATCATGCCAGTGCGATAAGCATCGGTGACTTCTTGCGATTCACCAAAGTTTTTGACACGAGACATCGCTTCAGTAAACCTTTGAGTGTAATTTTGTACTAAATCAGCCTCACCCTTCATAAACGTGTAAGCCTCAATCAATGAACCGTACAAAAGAGCTACAGAAGCGTTCGTACTTAACCAAGTTGTGCCAGAATCAGCACCAGCGGTAAGGCTGGCTGGTCTGTAGAAGTAGTGAAGCTCTACTGAATAAGCCGCATCAGGGGTTGGGGCTAATATAAAGTGAGTTATATCGTACTGAGCGTAGTATCTTGGCTCTCCAGTAGTAGCATTGTTCGGGTTGAATGACTGAAGGAAGTTAACGTCCTTAAATAACATAAATTCTTTAACGCTATCTTTGGTGTAAGACAGGCTAAAAGGGGCCAGAAAGTCGTTAGGAAGCGTAAGAAACTGAGAATTGGTGTTATCAGCCGAATATGGGGTAAGAGTACCTGTCTGATTCTTCCTAAAAACCTCAAGTTGAGCGATTTTTAGTATTCTTTCCTCAGTATTCTTTATAAAAATGTCCAAACTATTCACAAAAGTTGTCTCTGTGTTCTCAGTATAGTTCTGAATAGCTGTTTTTAATTCTGCATATGTAAAGCTCATGATATATTCACCGTTACGCTACCGACTGAACCAGCCGCGAGTAAGTTATTAGGGGTTAAACCGCCGTCATCTGCCCGTCCTACTGGATTGTACCCCCATTGAATGTTTCTTTGTTCAGATAAATTCTGTTCTGGACGTGGGTTTCTAAGCGATTGTGCGTCAGGAACTGACCTTAAAGGCTCAAGTTGCGGTTCTTTCCTCTCCCACTCGTCTTTTCCCACTAAAAGGCCGTTCCACTCCCTTCTCATGTCTCTTAGGCGATAACGGAACCCTGAACGATCAGATATGCCGTATGCAAATTTGCCTGTGGCATATTTAGACATATCGGTAATTCCTTAAATCTGGAGCAACGCGGAAGGATGCACGATCTCTATCTTCGTCCATTGCGCGATTTAACTCCTCCTCATATACTGTTTTGAGCATTTGAACACGGTCTGGAGCGCGTTTTAAGGCGATATAATAGGCCAAACCAGCCGCTAAAGCAGGGTAAAAACGGAAGGGAACTTGCGTAGTATTGGTGTAAATATCGGCATCATCTATGCGTATTAGGGCGTCATATAGGACCACATCGGTACTATTATCGGGTAAAGGCCACAATTTAAGCACTGGATTTATCTGTCTATCAACAAAAAACTGCGTAGATCGTCCAGTAGTGGTTTTTGTTGGAATACTGAGGTATTCATCACGACTAATGCGGCTTAAAGAGAAATCAGTGCCGTCTCTGCGCACAACAAGGGATAATATGTCGATTACATCAGCCCCTAGAGACTCATCACCATCTCCAGAGGTTACAGTGAAGTTTCTTTGCGCAATAGTCCATTGATTAAGGCCACGATTGGCCCAATCAGCAAATAAAAGGTTCAAAGAGCGCTTTGCAGTCTTTAAATCGTACCCTGTTCGCACTTCTAAGCCGCAACGCTCGAAAGCCTCTTCAATGTAGTCTGCTACATCTAATTCAAAGTCCTTGGAGCCTGATACGGTCATGTCATTCCTCGTTATAAAGGTTATCGAAAACCTTGTTAACATCTAATGTGTAGTCTAAATCAGATTTAGAATAATGTATATGCTGAGATGGCTTGAAATCAGGAGCACCTTCTCCCGTTTGGAACCACGCAGGGTGCGTTACGCGCACACGGTTGTTAGGTAAGGCAACAATATTGCCCGTCCATTCACCAGCATCTAATAGCTGGAGTACATGGTTTTGTTTATGCTGTGCTGGATCGTCAGCGACCTCGC